CAAACACCACACCAGATGAACAAAACTTACATCTACCTTTCTTACTTAAATAGTAAGGTATCTTTATAGTTTCGTACTCAAACTTAATTCTTCTAGCTTTTAAGTCTTTAGCTATGTTAGCTTCATACTTACTTCTGTACTTGTTCATAACTAAAATCCATTGGCATCTGTTTGTTTGATTGTAGTATCCATAATAGCTGACTGTTTTGTACACATCTGTTACGACCTTCCTCGTAGCCAAACTCTTTTATGTACAAATCAATAATCATATTATCCCAATTTTTTCTTGCGGTATCCTTTAATAGCTTGCTTGCCTTGACCTTACCAAGACCTCTAATGCCTAAGATATTATCCGCACTATCACCAGTTATCATTTGCTGATAAAAAAATCTTGTGCCTTCTTCTGAGGTTACCTGTTTAAACTCCTTCTTTACAAAGTTGTAGTGGTTGCCTTCACACATTAACAAGTCTTTATCTATACTACATATCATAGTATTGGAGTCTTGTTTAAGACCTAACGCATCATCAGCTTCTATATTATCTACCACTTTAGCTTTGTAAATACTAATCAAGTAGGTACGGATAGCCTCAAGATGAACTGGTTTAGCAATGTCTTTCCTATTGCCTTTGTAGTCATCTCTTACTTTGTTACGAAAGGTTGTTTTAGGTGTGAGGTATATGGTGTAGCTATTGCAGCCACAGTCGTCTATTATCTGATTGACATAGAGCTTAGTAGAATGGAGAGCATAAGGTTTAGGGTCAGCCGTAACTAACCCTGTTTCCTTATCCTTCTTCTGACAAGCAAAGCCTACCCTGTAAGCTATGATGTCACCATCTATTAAGGCTTTCACTTAGAATGGAACAGCATCATCAAAAGTTTCTTCTTCTATTACTGGTTGTGGTTCTTTAGCTGGTGCAACATTACCAGTAATACGTTTATCGTGAACGTGTTTAGCTAAACCAAACAAAGTTTTAATAGCAGGACTATCAACATCTTCAGAGCCAGCTATAGCAAACTCAGTAGTAACAGCCTTATCTACCTTAGAACGATACTTGCTAGGAATAGCAGTAATACCAGATACATTATCGTACACAGCACCATCTTTGTGGACGTGTTTGATAATAATATTAACTGGTTCACCTAATACTGATTCCCAATCAGCAGTTGTATCCTCTTTAGCAGTAGGTAAAAAAGCCTTAAAGTAATCATACTCTGTTGACAAGCCAGACATAGTACCAAATATATTAAAAGGTTTAGACCAAATAATTCTAGGTTGTTCTACATCATCTATCTTAATAGTAGAGCCTAGCACTTCAAAGCACAAAGATATTTGTTGTGCAGGTGGTTTAACCTCACCCTTGTACTCTCTGTTTTGCATACCCAAGTCAGCTACATAAACTAATCTTGCTTCATGTTCGCCCTCTGTTAGGTTCTCATACTCCATAGTGCTAGCAGCTCTTGGTTGTGACTTTCTTTCAAATCCCATCTTAATCTCCTTAATGTATTTCTGAGTAGTTGTTACCAAATTGTACATCAACCTGCAACTCTCGATTCAATTTTAGCATACGATTTACTTTTTTTATACTATTTTCCAACAATTTAACACAATTATCTCTATTGCCTTTTTTTACCTCCAATATTATTTCATCATGAAAGTTAGCTGTTAGTTGCTCTCTTTCTTTTAAGATGAACCCCACCCACATATCAAACAAGTAAGTTCCTGTACCTTGACATAAAGTTGAGAACTTATCCTTGTCACTTCTTAATGAGTACCATAGCTTAGACACAGGGTTGAACTGCCAGGTACTACCTTCAACTTCTTTAGTTACCATGCTGTCACTGATAGCCTTAACACTCCAGTTTCTTTCCCAATAGGCTTCACTGATTACTTTAGCTTCCTTCATGGTAATACCCAACTGTTTTGCTAGGGTTTTAATTCCTGCACCATATTGAAGTGCATAGTTACCACCCTTGTAGTTGTATCGTAACTGAGAAATCCTATCAAGTTTGTTACCATTTTTATAATCTTGCACCTCTTTTTGAGTAATAGCTTTAGCAGATAGTGCAAGGTCAAGGTGTGGGTCAAAGTCTGGCTTAGACATTTCAAGCACATACTCTTCATCATGCTCCCACATGTAATGTTGCTTGATTCTATCCTCCAGGCTGCACATGTCACTACCACATAACTCTGTATCATTATTAGCTGTCAATAAACCTCTAATTTCTAATCCGTAAGGCTTCCTCGCAGAGGGTAGATTAACGCATACTGCGTGTTTGAATCTAAGAGTATTAGTTAATCCTTGTATACAAGCTTGTACATAGCCATTCTGCTCATTCTTTAGTAACCCTTTGACCAACCCTATACGATGCTTAACAACTGCCATAGAATCGAGAACTAGGACTTCTGGGTGTAGGTCGGATAGCTTCTTAATAGACTTACATAAATCACCATCTTTAGTTTTTACTTGGGGTATCTCCCTGTCATCTACAAAGTTAAATGTCATTGGCTTCCAACCTAAAGTAAATAACCAGTCTTTGATCTGCTTGCTGCTAGTAGGATTGGGTTCTTCTTGACCTATTACTTCGTCTATTTCTTTGTCGTATTGAATAGTAAACCCATTGTCTTCTGTTAAGACTTTCCACCTCTCACCTGCCACAGATAAACTTCCATCTTGTTTAAAGGGTAGCTTGGGTCTTTTACGCTTGGCTATTTTAGGAACTGTAGGCATAACCTTAGATAGTTCATTGATTGCTTGCTCGTTCTTTAGCTCTAACTCATTGAGTAGGGTGTTAGCTTTATCTACGTCTAGCTTCCACTTTGATTTCTCTTGCAACTGAGCCATTTTCATCTTGAATGAAAGGTAACGGACTAAGGGTTGGTAGTCACCATCATAAATCTTAATCAACAAAGACTTCTGTAATCCCCAGAGCTTAGTGTTAATCTTGACATCTTCTGTGCAGCGATAAAGATATTCTTCTCTTGTTAAGTTTTCCCAATCAGTAATGGTTGGTTTCTCGATTTTTAATCTTTCACCCCACTGCTCTAATCCATGCCTGTTAATTGTAGGAAACAAGTACCAGGATAGAGCTAAAGTATCTATTAGTTGAGCTTTAATCTTTATATTTAACAACCTCTCAATAGTTGGTATGTCGTAACGAATAATATTATGTCCGATAAGTACATCATCACTGGTAAGGTTTTTAAAGAAGAATCTATTTACTTCTTCTCCATTAGCAATCATGCAATGTATCTTTGTTGCATCAATACCATCTGCCTCTATATCAAATACATACTCAGTCATTGCAAGCCCTTCCATGATTTTCGTGAAACCCTAGTTCTTTGTAAACTTCTTCAGCTTTTGCTATAGCGTCAGACTTAAATTTGAATCTACCATAGAAGGTTTTTTGTATTACAACCTGCCATTTTTGATCTCGTTTACACCAACTAACACCCATAACTCCAGAGGTGTTACGTTTTGACAAAGACCTATTTCTATTATTCTCGGTATATGTCACAGCCCTAAGATTAACTATTCTATTATCAATCCTTACTCCGTTGATATGATCCATGTGGTCTTTTGGAAATTCCTCATTAACGTAAAGCCACGCTAACCGATGAGCTAAATAGTCTTTATGGAATAAAGCTATTTGAATATAACCATCTGGTCTAAGAGTTCCAGCAACATCACCTACTCTAATTCTACGATTAAGAGTTGTTTTCCATTTAAAAATACCAGTTTCAGGATCATAATCTAAGTGCTTCTTCAAAGTTTTTTGATTTAACATATCACCAACTCCTCGTTTTAGGTTCTAAATACTCAGTAGTTTCACTATCATAAAACATATCTACTGAACCACTCGTACCAAACTCACGATCATATAAAATCTTAACTTGACTGTGATTAACTTTCTCAGGAGGGCAGTCTGCTGATCTATCACGCTCTAAGCCCAAGCCAATATGACTCCATTTCTCTATAGCCCTAGAGCCTGTCATTTGTCCAGACAGTACCTTACCACCTTCTTCGTGACTCTTGTTGCCCTTACTGGGTGGATTAACGTGACTGAAGCACAGGATAGTAATAGGATAACAGTTTACCAGGTCAGCTAAGTCAGTCATTATCTCATTCAACTTATCATTAGCTTCTGAGCTAGTGTACCTCGATATTAGTGCTGTAAGTGGATCTAAAAAGAACTCACATACACCATCAATCAAGTGCTGCTCAATAATACAAGCCTTGATGTCTTGCCAATCTCTACTGCCTGTACGATCGTACAAGAATAGCTTACCCTTAAACCTATCTAGGGTAGACGCTAACAATCTATCATCATAGTTATTATCAGGTAACAAAAAGTTTGTTCTTGCTAACTTAGAGGCTATCTGTTTTAAGGTTTTTATTGGGTGGACTTCAAGGTCATAAACACCAACTGGTCTACCATGCTCTATGATTATGTGTTTAACTAATTGGTTTTTAAACTCACTCTTGCCGCCTTTAGGATAAGAAGCAAGCACAACTATGTTATTAGGTCTTAATATACCATTGTGAGTTACTGCATCTAAAGTAGACCAACAAGTAGATAATCCCTTTGTCGGTCTTTGTAAAGCTTTCTTGATTAATTCATCATTAACCTCGACCACTTCTCCCTGTCTTTGGACTGACGATCTCCATACAGCTTGTTCAAACAACTCTTTACCCCTGTCGGCTACAAGCATATCACTGGCATCTTTTAAAGGCAGTGTAGCGACCTTTGCCATTGGAAATACTTTTAAGACTTCTTTAACAGCCTTCTCACCTGCCTGATCATTATCAAAGCATAAAATGATCTCTTTGAATGACTCGACAAAGTTTCTATTGTTAATCAAATCTTTTACTGCACCTGAACAACCTTTAGTTAAGCTGACGACAGATGGTTTAAGATGCTTGTACTTCTCAGCAGTGTGATCTTTGATAACCTGATATAAACTCAAGGCATCAAGCCTACCTTCAGTAATATAAAGTTTATGACCATTACAAGCTGAAGCATGGTGTTTGCCCCATAAATCTAAACTGCCCTTACGATCACCTATAGACATAAATCTTTTATCTTTGACTTGCTTTTGCTCATAACCAACCAGGATACCCTCGCTTGTATCAGGTGAGAATATACTGGTGATTGTTTCACCATCTTCCTGAGATAAAGCAACTCTTACCCTGTAAGCAGCACAAGTTTCTTTTCTGATCTTTCTATCTTCTAATGCTCTAATAGGCAACTTCTTAATATCTTCAATATTCATTGTGCTAACCTTGTTGTACTGTTGTTTTATTGGTACTACTTTGTCTAAGCTATCATCACTAGGAAAATATGTTTCACAAGCAAAGCACCAACTATCATTAGGTTTATTATCGTAAGAAAAAACTTGGTTCGCATCGCTTGATTTGCACTTAGGGCATGGTTTTTTATAAAGAGGATCACCTTTTTGTGGACTACTCATCATCAAGACCCTCTTCATAGTGTGGCACTAAGCATAGCATTTTACCAGCATTTTTAATGTGATCCCATTCTCTATTTAAAACTTTAAACTCTTGGCTTGTGACCCCTGATTTGATCTTTTTAGCAGGTTCATATTCAGACAATATTAGCACGTCAAATAATTCCATGATAGTTTGTACCCTCTAGTTGTTTAGTTTCCCACTCCAAGGCGTACTCACATACATATTCTGCAAGCAACTGAGGACGAGAACGTAATTCATAATACTCTAAGATTTTATAGAGTTGCATACGAATATGATTATCTGATTTACCTAGCTTGTTTGCTATCTCAGTGTTGCTTAAACCTTTTAAGATGCCAACCAATACTGCTTGACAGGTAGGATCTAGCTTATCTTTTTTCATTATCAGAAGCCCTCCACATCATTCGCTCTTGCTCCTCTTGCAGAGTTTCTGGAGTAATAAACTTAGCTAGTAACTCAGTGTGCGAATTAACACCAAATTGATCGTAAACGAACCTGGTATGTTGTCTACAGGTACGGAATGAACATTCCA